ATAACCAGCGTTTTTATATCCGGTTTTTAAATCTTCGTTTTCTTGTATGCTATTAATCAGCGCAAGGTTTGAGTTTACCAGCGTTGTGTTTGCTTCACTGTTTAAGTACGCGCTTTCGCCGTCTGCCTGCGCCTGCGCAAGCAGCCTGCCCATGGTTACGCGGTCGCCGCGCTCTTCGGCCATGCGATAGTCTTCTGACTTCATCACAGCGTCCGTAGATTCGCGAAGCAACCGTTCTTTTTCGTTTTCGAGCGAAGCCTGATATTCCCCGATCATGGAATAGGCTTCTTTCATGCTGTTCCCGCTTCGCCCGCCCATCCATGCAATTTGATCTTGCAGCCCTTGCTTGCGTTCTTCGTTGTACCCTTCGCCCATTGCATTGTCGAGTTCCGCCTGCGCGTCGGATAGCGTGCTTATAAGCCCTTGATAAGTTTCCGCTTGCTTTGCCATGTTGCCCGAGTAGTCAACGCCCATATAATCAGCAATAGCTCGCGCGGCTTCTGCGCCCGGTACAAGCCCGTCGCTTACCATTTCCTGCACTTGTGCCTTGGTTTTGCCAGACGCTTCTGCAAGATATCCCCAAACGTCAATTCCGCGTTCAAGCAACGGATTTAAATATTCAAGCGTTGTTTTATTTGTGGTTTCCATACGTCCAAGCGAAGTCGCGACATATTTCATGTCTTCCGAGCTCATTCCGAGCGCAGAACCGGCGTCGCCTATTTTGGTTAACAATGGTATTAATTCATCTTGCTTGTAGCCATATGCAAGCAGCGTGCGGCTTACGGTTGTCAGCTGGTCGTATTCAAACGGTGTGCGCGATGCAAATTCCGTCAAGCTCGAAAGAAACTCTTCCGCGTTTGCGTCCCCACCCAAAAGCGTCGAAAATGATATTTTGTTTTGTTCGCGTGTTCCTGCGATAGTAGTGCCACTTGCAAGCGCATCGGCCTGCACTTGCTTTGCACTGTCGTATGTATCCTGCACCGCAGATTTAAACGCCGCGTCTGTGCTTTCAAATATTTTCATTCCGCCAAGAGCCGCACCAATTGCGGCACCCGCCGCGGCTCCTATTGCGGTTCCTACTGGCCCGGCCAAACTGCCAATAGCTGCGCCGGACGCAAGCCCGCCCAATGTGCTACTGAACATCGTACCGGCCTCTGAACCGTACGCAGACGAAGTGTAAGACTGTGCGATAGTCGACAGCGCGTTTCCTACATATTGTAAAGCCCCCGCGCCCGCAAGCGTCGACAGCATGCCGCCGCTCGAAGTCGTACCGGCTTTGTTTTGCGTCTTGCTTAACGTGGATTCAAGGTTTGCAATTTCTTTTTGGGTGTTTTTCGCTTCGTCCCCAAGCTGCCGTAGCTCAGTTTGTGCCTGATTATAATTATCAAACGCTTTTTCAAGGCTTGCCTTGTTCGCTTCATCGCTCAGCTCGCCAAACGCTTTTTTTGCAGACTTCAATTCGTTCTGCATCTGTTGCAAATTGGTTTGCAGCTTTGATTTAAGGTTGCTCAGCGCATCACTGCGCTTGTTCATTGCGTCGAGTGTGTTTTGCGTTTGCTGCAGGTCTTTGTTAAAGGCGTTATTTGAATTGCGCATAGTGGCAACGTTTGGCGTGAAGTTGTCCTTTGCGCTAAATACGATGCTTGCATCACGTGCCACGTGCTCACCGCCCTTGATTTTTCAAAATATCTGCTTCTTTATACGCAAAGGCGCGTATTACAACCTTTTCACCCTCAGATAAGTTGTAATACGCGCCCGGAAAGCGTCCGTGCTCTTGAAACAGGTGAAACATTATGCTTGTTTCGAAGTCTTCGTCGATTTTTTTTTAATTTCATCAATGTCCTGCATGACCACAGTGTTGTAACCGCTGAGTGTTTGGATTGCCTCGGAAAGCACCGCGATTTCGCCCGGCAAAAGAAGCTTTTTAATCAGCTCAATCGGGGTGGCAGCGCCGTATTTTTCCGCAAGCTCTTTATTCTTGAAATCCGGCGAAATCACGCCCGCTAAAATTGTGTGAACATCCATTTCCTTTTTTGCTACTTCCTTGACTTCGGCGACCCGGCTGTAAGTAAGAGCCTTGAATTTGAATATGACATCCTGCCCGCTCAGCTGGCTGAGCCGGTCCATCCGGCACTCTCTTTCGGGAGGGTTCGGAATATCCATGCGCAGTAAAACATCCATTATGTCCATGTGTTTTCTCCTTTTTTACGCTCAAATTTTATTCGGGAATCAAGTCGGGCGCTTCGTATTCGCCGAATGTAAAAGGTTCGTCTCTGGTACCAATTTTGCCGAGTTCCCAATCGATCAGTGTGAGCTGGTCAAATGAAACACTATATAGCACAACGCGCTCGTCACCGTAACCGTCCGGGTCTTTGATAGCGGAAATCAGCGTAAACTCAGGATCGACTCCGCTTTTGACCGCGTCCGCAATTTTGCGAATCATGCGGCTCCTGACCTTGTAAAATTTTAAGGAGCCGGTATTTGTGACGCTTGTGGTTTTTGTACCCTTGGTGCGCGTTCCGCAGCGGAGAATGGTTTCTTTGTCAAATTTGCTCACGGCTTTACAGCCGGTTGCTTCCGCAACATACTCTCCGTCAAACCAGAGTTCTCCATATGTGCCGTTTAAAACTCTTTTGGCGCTGTCCATGTCATGTCCCTCCTTTACACCTCAAAGTCCAGTTCGAAATCTTCCATGTCGTCAACGGTGGTCGCCTTGCCTTTGAGGTACACGTGTGTACCGGTGTATGCTTTTTTGATTTCGTCATCAGTCATTTCCGACGTGTCCGTTCCCTGCTCGGTAAGGTACGTAATGTTTTTGGCGACATTAATTTCAACAGTGGTCGCGCCTTTTAACAGCAGACCAGTTGTCGGATCTTCCAGCGCCGAAAAATAGCTTTTGATCGCCGCGATCAGGACGCACTTGTTGTCGTAGGTATTCGGCCTTTTGCCAACGTAGTTGTCCGCAATCAGCAGGTCGATGTCCTCGGTCATGAAATCGATCAAGTCTAAAATCTTGATCTTTTTGAAAATTTCGCCGTAATCGGTCGTGGTCGTCTGGAAACTGTTTACGCCGCGAACGATTTTTACCTTTTCGCCGTCGTGGAAAAGAATCAGCTTGCCCGCGCCAACCGCTGTATTGATTTCGGACGCGCTCAGCCGCTCGACATCCGTGACCTCTGGAAGCGGCGCGTAGGTGCAGGAGCGTTCGAGCGGTGTCGCGGCAATCAATCCTGCCATGCGCGAACAAAATTCGGCAGTTGTAAAAGTCTCTTCTCCGACGACGATACCATCCGTGTCAAAGTTGATGATTGCAAAACTGTCGGACGCCTTGCTCGGCAAAACAGTTTTCGGCTTACGCTTAAGCGCTCGCTGCGCCTCGATCCACACGTCGATTTCCGTTGCCTGCGTCGAATCGCAAGTAGGCGGGCCGACGAGGTAGTTGATTTTATGCAGCGCGTAATAATCCAGCGCGTCCGAGAGGTCCGTAGCGTCCGCAGCCAAAACAAAAGCATAAACCTTTTTCGGCTTTTTGACCTCACTGACAACCGCGCCAATTTGCGTTGCGTAACCGGTAAACGCCCTTGTGAGATACGCCTTGTTGTCGGCGCTGAGCGCCGCCGGTATTTGGCTTGTGTCAGTCATCACGTGCGCTCCGTGCGTGCTGGACGTCGAGTCCAGCAAGATTACGCCGACAATCCCGCGAGCCGCGCGCCGTAAGACCGTGGAAGCGGCATTTTTGAATGCAATATCAATGGAAGGTGCTCCGCTCATATTCTTGTTTCCTTTCTCGCCTTATTCGGGCGCGCTCGCGCCAAAGACAAAGTCAACGTCCCCGATCATCGGCGTCGTATCGACGTCGTCCGACCGGTCGTCAAAATAGAGGAATTGCAGGTCGACCCACGCGCGATCCGGGTCACTTCCGCCCGTAAACGCACGCACGGTCAAATGCCGATCAGCCACGGCCAGCGTTCCTTTGTTGAAAAGCTTCATCACGTCGTATTGCATGGTGTTCAGCGCGAGCTGGTCGCACAGCCCGCGAACATCGGTGACAGCAAAACATGTAATGACGTAATGCGCCATGACTTGAACAACGTGGCGCATGGCGTCCTGTGCGGTCGATTTATCAAAATCGATTGCAAAGCTTGGTCTTTTAAAATCTTTAGGAACTTCGTTGACATACGCCATGTTCGGCCCGTACTTAGCGGCAATTGCCGCACTGATTGCGTCCAGTATGTTGTTGGTTGTAATCATCCGCGCCCCTCCATAATGTCCGCAAGCCGCTCGAGCATATCGTCCGCAAGCTGTTCCGCTTTGCTCGCCATGTTTGTACGTGCGCGGTCATAAAAATTACGACCACTGACAAAAGTGGTCGTAATTTTTGGAACGTATCGGTATTTTTTGCTTCCGCTTCCGCCTCTTGGTTTTCTTATCTTGTGGCCGCCTTCGTTGTATCTCGTAATTGCCCCCGGCCCGCTTGCGTGCAAGTTTGCCATTTTTATTCCCGCCGCTTTGCGCTGCTTTGTGGACATCCGATAATACTGTTCCGGTATCCCGGTTTTGATTGGTCGTACTGCGGCGTATCCGCCTCCGCTGCCAATGACTAACTCCTGCCAGCCTCGAAGCTTTGCGCCGCCATCTTTAAACCCGGACGCTCCGATTTGCGTGTCGACTTCCTGCTTAATCATTTCGCCTGCTTTTTGATGATACTCTCTAATCAGCTCCGGGTATTTTTGCAGCATTTCATCAAAAGCAGCTGTTACGTCTCCCAGCGCCGAAAATGAACCGGAATCCGTGTCTAAAATGATGTGCTGTTCCAAAAATCGATTATT